ATCGAGGCCGAGTTGTTGTTGCTCGATTTAATCGATTTCGAAGTTCATCATGCTGTTGTTGTGCTGTATGGCATGATCTTTGACCCGGTGACCGGGCGAACATACCGGCATGATTTCCCGCTGGCGTATACGATCGGTGGCGTCGTGTCGTATGAGAATCTATTATTAGATTGGGAGTGAGCATGGAAACTGATACGAAGGGAGCAAGGACTATCGAAGAGAAGAGCAGCGAATGGTCGGACGTAGAACGGGCGGTACTCGCTGGAACAATCAGGGGGCTTGCCGGAGATAAGCTACCACCGAAAGAAGAGCAAGAGGAGATTGACGATAAGGTGATACGCAAGAAGTTTGATGCGTTGTCGAGAAAAGAACGGCGCGATCCACAGCGGAAAAGATTGTTTGGAAAGTTCTTGAAGGACGATGCGACGGTCGTGGAGGCCCGAGGCAAAAAGCTCGAGCGCAATCGGTACCGCAAGCTCAGGCAAAGGGGAACCCTCTCGTAAATGTTTCACGTGGAACAGTATTGCAAATGAGCGACAAAGACGATCTAAAAAAATACATCGAGAAGGCACAGAACGATTGGTGCTGGTATATCGAAGGCCCTTATATGGAGATCAAAACATGGTCTGGTATGAGGGCCGTCGTTGATTCTGTTCGGCATTACCAAAGGACATCGGTTCGGGCGTGTCACGGGATCTCAAAGACTTTCTGTGCAAGCGCGATAGCTGTAGCGTTTCTGAATGTGTTTAAACCGGCGATAGTTATAACTACGGCACCTACGGAAAAACAGGTCAAGGATCTGCTCTGGAAGGAGATCGGCGCGATATACCAGCATAAGGGCGGGGGGCTTGTCGGGTCTGCTGACCGGTTACAGGTTCGCGAGAATCCCGAGTGGTATATGGTCGGGTTCTCTACGGACAAACCGTTTCGTATGGAGGGGTATCACTCGCCGAATATCTTATGGGTGCTTGACGAGGCGAAAGGGTTAGAGTCTTGGCTGTACGACTCGATCGAGGGATCAATGACCGGTGGTAACGCCAGGATACTTGAGATTAGCACGACCGACGGCGCAGAGCAGCAAGTACCGTTTCGGAATCACCACGAGCGCGGGAGGGGTTGGAATACGATTCACCTTTCTGCGCTCGACTCGCCGTTTGTCGATGCCGAGGCGTTCCCGGAGTATTCGCAGTATCGGAATGCCGATCTGTTCGATTACGGCAAGCCAAGGACCGGTACCGAGTGGCCGATGGAGTTGGCTCCGAAGATCCAGATTGCTACCGCTGAGTGGATTCAAGACCGGCTTGATGATTGGGAAGAGACAGATCCGATGATGGTCGAGACGAAAGTTTGGGGCGAGTTCTCGATGCTCGGAACGAGTAGTTGTATATCGCTGAAATGGATTGAGTCTGCTGTTGAAGCGGAGATCCGGCAGAAGGATGTCCCGATTCGATATGGTCTCGACGTGGCGCGGTATGGTGGTGACCGATCAGTGCTTACTCCCTATCACGGCGGTTACGTCCCGGATCAGTACGTATGGCCGATGCAAGACACAATGGTGACCGTAGGCAAAACAATGATTGCGGTAGAACACGAAGAGGTTGTCCAGGTAGACTCGATTGGGCTTGGAGCGCCGGTATTTGATCGGCTTGTCGAATTGAACCAATCTGCTATCGGTGTCAATTCGTCGGCTCGATCGTACCAACCCGAACGGTTCTACAACTTTCGCGCTGAACTATGGTGGAACGCGAGAGAGCTATTTGAGACGCAGTACAAAGAGGGTGGAACGGTATCGATACCCGACGACCCGGAACTTATAGAAGAACTTGCCGCGATACAGTACAAGATCCATTCCGACGGACGTATCATCATGGAGGACAAAAAAGAAGTGAAAAAGCGAATTGGACGCTCGCCAGACAAGGCAGACAGCTTCGTATACTCGGCTTTCGACTTCTCGGGGCTTATCGCCGATGACCAGTTTTACTCCGAGGAAGAAGTCGAAGAGGGGGTATTGGCGTGACCGGGTGGGACGTTCAGGCTATGGTCCATACTGCTCCACGCATCTTTCTCGATCTTCGCCGACGCAAGAAAAACCAACGAGTTTACCGATACGGGCTTATCCGGGCGTTGTTGAATAATTCTCTATATGGGTTGGCAATTATGTGGAGATATCCCGGTGAGGGTATGCCGATGCGTCCGATGGTTGGTATAGTCTGTCAGTGGAGAGAGACGATTTGGTCGACGCAGCATATCATGTTCTGCGTTGCCGGTAAGTGGCGACGCTACCCAAAGGGAGAATAATCATGGCAATGAAAACATTACAGCCACCGAAAGTGGTAGACGGTGAGAGAATTGTAGACACGCTGAACCGCATTCCGTGGTTGCGCCGGTTCTTGGTTTCGAAAGACGATTTTGACCAGCATGTGCAACCAATGTTTGTCGTTACGGCGCTGAATGCGTACGTCGGCGAACCGAAATATCACGGCAATCATATTTTGGATCAAGAAGTTGTTGACGAGGTTCTGCGTATCGCGTGGACCCGTGGCGACATATAAACCTCTATAGTTGATAAACCCCTAAAAATGCCATACTCTTTGCCTCAGGAGGACAATTGCTATGTGGACGAAGGCAACGCTGCCGAGGTTCCGCAAACAGTTGAGCGATGAGCAGCAAGAATTGTGGATTGATACTGCGAATCGAGTCAAGTCGAATTGTTCCGCGAGGGACGGCTCGAAATGCGACGAGAAAGCGGTTCAAGTTGCTAACGCTGCTGTGCGCGAATCCGAAGTGAATGAGTTGGTAGCCGATGGCTACTTGTTGAAAGAGGCCCTTGATATGGTCGATTACATCCTGTGGGGGTCGTTGAAGTTTTGGAGGGACAATGGCGTTTGAGGGAATCAAAGCACGACAGGTTTTGGCGCGCATCAAACTGCGAGAGCTTGAAACCATAGAGCAAAACATGAATGAGGCGTCAACCTCTTCGCTCGAAGATAGTGACTCGGCGCAATGGGTCGCTATGGGGAGCGGTGATAACCGTTCTCTTGCGATACAGGATCAGAGCACGCTTCGAGATCGGGCGCGGTATTTTTTCTATGCAAACCCGTACGGCAGAAACGTCATACGGTTGCTCGTGAAATACATCGTAGGACGCGGGTTCGTGGTTACTCCGGCAGAGGACTTGCCTGATGTCCAGCGCGTTCTCGATATGTTCTGGAAGAAAAACAAGATGAATAATCGCAAGAAGGAGATTGTGCGTCGAACGATGCGCGATGGCGAGGTGTTTATCCGCAAGTTTCAGGAGAACGGGATTTTGCTGCTTAGGTTTTTGCAGCCGGAGCTGGTGAAAGACCCGGACAGCAAACGCGCTGTAGTCGGCTCGTTGAAATACGGTATCGAGACAGATAGGGACGACGTTGAGACGGTTCTCGCGTATTGGTACAACGGAAAACGCATTGACTCTTCCGAGGTATTCCACAAGAAAATACTCGTTGACTCCGACGTCCGGCGTGGTCGTTCGTTCCTCGAAGCTATTGCAAAATATCTTGTTTATTACTCTCAATGGATCGATCGACGTGTAAAAATGTCATTGATTCGCAATGCCGTCGCTTTGGTAAAGACTGTTGTGGGCTCTCCCTCTAAAGTTGATAGCACGGCTGCGAAGTTCGAAACTTCGAACAAAAAAGCGGCCGACGGAACATCGATTCAACAGGTGCCGAAGGGGGTCTCTATGTACGTTGTGAATAAAGGCGTTGACTACGAGTTCAAGACCCCGAACGTGCAGGCAGCTGACGCACAGCACGACGGGCGCGCAATTTTACTTGGGATCTCTGCCGGTTCTGGCCTTCCCGAGTTCATGGTGACGTCGGATGCTTCAAACGGTAATTACGCCTCGACAATGGTTTCGGAGGCTCCGGGCACGATGGAGTTTGAGGATTGGCAAGAGGATTTTGAGGACCTCTTCAAAGATATCTATGCAGCGATGATTGAGACGGCAATTGCCGGGCAGTTATTGACCGGCCAGATACGGGATACTGAGGAAGTGGTTGTAATCGACGATACGACTGGGGAGGCAACCACTGAGAAAATCGTCGTTACTCGCGACCTGTCTACCGACTGCTCGATTACGTTTCCCGAGCTTATCCACCGGGATATCAAGGCAGAAACCGATGCGCTGACTATCCAGAATAATAACGAGTGGATATCGGATCATACGGCGTCTGCACGGCTGGATCTCGATTATATCGAGGAGCAGGACCTGCTCCGTCGCGAACGAGAAACAGAAGAGAAAGATCCGTTCACGACAAAGGAAGATGAAGAGGATACCGAAGAGGTGCCGGAGACTCCCGAGGCGTGACCAGCTTTGAGATATACGAAGCGCAAGGGGCGGAGTTCGTTGCGTTACTTGAGGACGCTTTCCCACCCCAAGATATATATCGGAAGGTTGGGGAGCTTTCGAATGCCGGTCGCCGTCGCGTCCGTAGTTTGGCGAATGTTCAATCCGAGTTAATCCAGCAACGATACAAGAAAGCCGCTGGTAGAATAGCCAACCGGATACTTACGCACGGCGATGAGACCGGAAGGCTCACCACAATGTTACGGGATATTGATCTCGACATGTGGCGGCTCTCGAAAAGTGTTTCCGGTCGAGTTGAAAGCACTATAGGGGCTGCTTTTGATCAGTCTTTTCACGCGCTCGCAAAAACAATGACGGCGGTTTACGGGCCTTATATGCCCTCCACGATACATACGGAAGTGACGGCGAATGCGTTCCAGCGTATCCATAGAAGCGCAGTCCGGGCACTTCTCACCGGGCCTGACGGTGTATCGCTATCGAGCCGGGTATGGGAAACGCACCGTATGACGCTTACGCGGATGCGGTCGTATATCGTCAATTCGTATCTCGCCGGGAAACAGTCGAACGAGATCGCACAGGGAGCGAAGCGGTTCCTTGTCTACTCTGATGCTGATATGCGGACAACAAAATGGAAACGGTTTTTCGTCGAGAATCCACCGGGGCGCGGTGTGTACAAATCCGCTTCAAAGAACGTCGAAAGGGTAATGCGCACAGAGATCAACAGTGCGTACCGTCTCGCTACCGCCGAGTATGCCGCCGATAAAGCGTGGATACAGGGCGTTCAGTGGCACGTCATTCCAGGGCATAGATGCTGCGATGCGTGCGACGATCTCGCAGAGACCGATATGTTCGGATTCGGTGACGGTATCTATCCGCCCGACGGTGTTCCGATTACTCCGCACCCGAACTGCTTATGCTACACTACACTGGTGATCCGTCCGAAACTACTCGCCTTTGCTGGGCTACCACAGCCCGACGCGACGCTACACGCCCTTGCCGTATAGATACACATACTTGCCGTTTGCACGTCGTGGTGACCCGCTACACGAAAACTATTGTAGTTTGCAACAAATAGCCTTAGACTCCGATTATATAGGAGATAAAAATGCCAGAGAATAAAGCTGCGGTAAAAAAGGGCGGCTCACTCAACCAAGCGATGATCGATGCTATCGAGCGGAGATTGTCGTTAATGGGCGGGACGACCCTTCTTGAGATGGGGGCTGATCTTGCGGAACGGTTTGGCAGCACAGGGGCGATCCTGCGTAAAAAACAAAGCGAGATGTATACGCTTGATCCTCGCCAGCAGTTATCAGTCGAAGAGCGGAAGAAAGCAAGAGGCGAGTTTGAAGCGCAGATTGAAAAGATTCGGGCCACGCTTAAAGACGAGATCGCCGGATATCGGACTCTGATAACCGAGTACGTAGAGAAAATGTATGGCGAGCCGATCCGCAATGGTCAGACGAAGGGGATCATGGGATATGGCGACCGTATCGAGATCAAGAAGGGGCACTTGAAAAAAACGTGGTAATGAGAACTGCCGATAATACAAACCTTGGCTATGCTACATGGCTTGAGGAGCAGATTGGAACGACCATCGATGAAGAGGAATCTTCTGACGTCCAGTGGTCGCAAATCGATCATTCTGTATTACCGGCATCATGTTTTTTATGGGTAGAAGATCGCGACAATCGCGAGACTTGGAAATTGCCCTACCGTGAAGGGGCTGGCGAGGTTGATCCAGATACGGGGATATATACCAACGCCGGTCCGGTGAACCTTGGTGCTCTTCGTGCTATCGCTCTCGTCTTGGGTGGCGCACGCGCCGGTAGAGCAATGCCGGTGCCGCCGCAAATCAGATCCAAAATCAAGAAGCTGTTGAAGAAATATGCAATAGGGCAGTTTCGGGAGAATGAGATGAGCCGAAGACAAACCGAATTTCTGGAATCGAGCATCGGTGGCCAGTTCAGTGTTACTG